ATATATTTGCCATTCATTATGACCAAGAACCTAAAGCGTATCAGTATATCCGTTGATGAAGATGACTATGCAAAATTTCAGGAGTTAAAACAGCCTGGATTATCTGTTGGCTTTCTCATCAGAGAAGCTATGTCAGATTTCTTAAAAAAATTTAAGGAAAAATAATTTTATTGTGCTAAATCTTCAAATCTTTTTTTTGCTATTTTTATCTGTTCATCTTCTGATAATTTAGGATATTCTTCCAATACCTGCTCATAGATTGATTCACGTATCAATTCGTTGTTTATATCACTCATAATCTTCATAATCCTCATCTATCTCTGGTTCTTCTATCTCAGGATATATACCACCATTTTTTAGATCATTTATTGCATTTTCTTCATGCATATGATCTATAGCTGGTTGGTGATCTCTTAAAAATAAATCCATTAGTTTTTCTCCGTAATTAATCATTTGTGAATCAGTCATAAATCCATTTGATAGGGGTTTTTGATTCAAAAATAAAATCTATATGTACATAACAATCCTCCATGTCTTCATATTCCATAATTGTATTTTTTCTAACGTGTTCAGTTGCAAGTTCTTCTAATTCTTTAGAAGAATAATCTCCTTGATAATATATAACTTCTTCTTCTTTATACTCTTCTCTAGCGACTACAACATAATAATTCATTCTTCTACCTCTTCTATAAATTCAACATCTTCTATCTGATGTGATCCATCTACATCTTCTGATTCATCTGTAGGAGGTAGATAATCTCCACTTTCTTTGTTGAATTTGTCTTTAGCTTCCTCTACTGAATTAGCTTTAACAGAATAAACTCTTTTAATAATTGCTGATTCTGTTATGTAGTATTCATTAATCATTTTTTAAATCCCTAATAGCTTTTTTAATCTTTTCATCAAACCATTCTGAATCAGTAATAACATCTACCTCATGTTGTACTAATTCTTTTATGTATTTTTGAATGATAGTAGCTGTTGTTTGCCATATCAAAGGAGAACTACAATTCTCTCCTAAATCTTCGATGAATTGTTCATCTATGCTGTTTTTAAAAGTCATTTTTCGCTAACGAATTTCGCATTTGATTTGTTTTACTTAAGCCAAGATCGACATTCCTGACGTAATTGCATTATTAATTTCTTATCTGTACCCTCATCTCTCGCATCTTCATAATCTTTTTTCGCATCTAAAAATAATTGTTTCTTAAATAATATTTTTTCCTCATTCTCCTTTTGTATTTTAAAATATCTTGCATCCGTTTCATGTAATATTTTTGGTTCTTTCTTTACTATTTTTATCCACTTATACAAAGTATGTGGATGTACTTCAGGATATGTTTTCTCAAGTTGATTTTTCATTTCATTTAAAGGTATTTCATCACTAATTAAATCCCTTATTGTTTCAAAACATTCATCCCTAAATTGTTTTTTATTCATTGATTCTCCAAACAACATTGACACATTGATACTGGTATTCTCATATAATTTACAACAACATTCATACCATCAAAAGTTTCACTTTCTCCATTAACTTTTTCTCCTAAAGCTATATTTTTTTGACCATATAAATCTCCTTTATTAATTAAAGATTTACATGAATAACACTTTCTTTGTTTTCTAGTTTTTTTAAGTTTCATTTTTAGACTCCATTTGTTTTTTGTATGATTCTTCAAGAATTTCATTCAATTCTTTACCAGTTAAGACAACAAATCCATTAATTAAATCTTTATCAATGAATTTATATTTTTGTTTTGAATTTAATTTCATAATTAAATCCATAATTTAGAATGTGCGATATACCAAAGAATATTTTTTAACTTCTTAATCTCTTTTTTATTTAGTCTTAAATCTATTTCACCTATACACTTAGGTAGTAAATTATGATTCATGACTAAATATCCCGCAGAATCATAAATTTCAGAATAAATCTCTTCTTTGTTAGATTCATTCATAGTTTTTGGTTTTTGATTTTCGCCTTTAATAGGCTTTAATTCATTCATGGTTAATAAGATTTGAAGTATAAACTATTAGAATTATATCATATAATTGTTTATGTCAAGTAAAATAATTAAAACTTATCTACGAATACTGGTAATCCTTTATTAAAATTAAAATTTAATAAATCTATATAACTGTAAACATCATCATAAGAATAATTCTCAAACACTTTTAACGCCATCATAAAAGAACATCTTTCAATATAACCAAAACATTCAATAGCCCTATAAGGTAATAAATCATAAGCTATTCCTTCAGTTCTATTCTTTGTATAACCTATAAAATCTAAATAAAAATAAAACGGATTATGTCTATTTTCATAATCCAATTTAGTAAACCCTTTAATTAATATATAAAATTCATTTATATATTTAAAATCTTCAGGATATTCTTCAATACTTTTAAAATGCTTCATCTGATTAATAACTCCATACTTAATTCATTAGCTAGTTGATCCACTAAGCTAAAATCTTTTATTCCTTGTAATTTCATATGTTTAGTACCTATGATTTAATTCTCTTTTTTTACAATTTTTTATTATTTCATTTCTTACTTTGATATTATATTTTTTCTCTAAACTTGATTTATTCAAATGATGTTTAAACCAATAACTTTTAGGAAAAAGCTTTTTTACTTCTTGTAAACTTTGATATAAATAAGCCTCTTCATATCCATATTGAAAAGGCAGCTCAATTATTTTTTCGCTATCCATTCCATAATTTAAAGTTATTTTACTTGAAAAATAACTATTACCATTAATAGTATCTCGCCATTGTTTTGCGTTTATATCAATAGTTTTTAATTCTGATAGTTTCATAATTAAAAATTTAATTCGTAAGATTTTTTTTAATAAATCAATCTAAATAAATAGATCAATTTTTTAAACCTAATAAAATTACTAGGTTTAAAGAATTAATCATTTTACTTTTATTTGTTCTAACTGTAATTTATACAACTTATTATCATTCTCTATCTTCAATTTCAATCTCTTTATCTCTTCTTTTAATTCTAAATTCTCTTGAAATAATTTTGAGTTGTCATCACTAACTCTAACAAAAGAGTTAAATAATGTTCTCTCTCTGTCTGTTTCTAATTTCATAATTTTAAATTTGATTGATTACATTCTGAATAGTTTCATTTCTATTCTCTATTTGTTCTCCTACATTCTGCAGTGGTCTGTCGTTAAATAAACTTGATCCAAGAAGGCAAATAATGATTGCTAAAAATAAACGAGTCACAATAAAAAGTTTAGTAAGATTTTCTTATGTAGAGCGATAGTGATCTAGTAAAATATTTTTACTTGAGAATAATATCTATGAATAGTAAATAATACTACTGCAAAGAATAAGAACAGTCTTAAGTAATAAATAAAAAGATACAGCTATGCTCAATTGTTATATTACCACGAGTAAACAATATTTTATATCATTATTAAGAATTGTAAATAATACACAATAGTGATATTATTATGCTATATTGAATATAGTTAAATCAAATCTTAAAATGCAATTATCCAACACTTCAACTTATAAAGAATTTCAAACAACTGATTTTTATAAGGAGCAAAAAGATTATTTGAAAACACAAAAACCAGCAGGAGCTGATAGAGAGTTATTCACTGAGCAACAAGCGGAGGGTATGATGAATAGCTTTTATTGGAGATCATACTGGGCTAACAACTTAGAAGGGTTAAGCTAACTCTTCTTTTTTTATTAGCAATTAAAACTATGTTTATTAATAAAGACTTCAGCAACGATTGCAGATCGTTAGGAATAGAAACTCTCGATACTGAGAATGATGATATTTTTGAAATACAAGATTATCAAGTGCGAGAGTTAAGGTTAAATGGATTTCTAAGAGGTTTAAAACCTCAAGATGTGTATTTCTATCCTAACCACAATAAAGTCTTCTACACGTACGTGTGCGACCTATAGAGAGCTAATCTAAAATTTTATTAAATCTAATTTTTTGTAGCTATGGGGGTGTAGTTGCAAAATTTTGACCTCGACATACACACACGGGGAACTTAAATATATTCTGATTAATTTTTTGGTTCGACTTTTATAGAAAGTTCAGGAGCTTGAATGTTAACTGTTTCTACGGATTCACCGATTACTTTTCCTAGACTATCGAGAATTTGTGCTGCTGTTTGTAATTGACCTTTTTTGACAGCTTTGTTGAATAGGCGGATACGCATAGCTTGGAGGCGAGGTAGAAGAGTTTCTCTATCTTTTTCCCAATCTTCTTTATTCCATTGTTTAACTTTTTTCCAATCTTGCCAAGCGGTTACTTCTGAGATACCTTCAATTTTGGAATGTTCAAGGACGAGGGCACGAGTTGTTTTGCCTTCTAGCTGTCGGGAGTATAAGCGTTGGGAACGTAATTGTACGTTATGGCATGAGGTGCGAGCACGAAAGTTGATATTTCTTTTAGGTTTAGATTCTTCTAATGGTTGATCGGCAGGAAATGTAGATGAAACCACGGGATTTTTGGATGTATTTAAGTGAATGATAACTTAAAAGTGTTGAAATAGGCTATAAAGGAGAGGTATGAGTTGTATTTTTTGTAAAATTAATGGTTGTGAGTGGAAAAAAGAGGAATGAGATAAGTTTAAGGTATGCCCAGGGAGAGGTTTTTAATTCAGATAAGAGATTTAGGGTGCTTGTAGCGGGTAGAAGGTTTGGAAAGAGTTATCTTTCATGTATCGAACTGCTACGAGGTGCCATTAATCGACCAGGAGAGGTGTATTTCTATTGTGCGCCAACTTATCGGATGGCGAAGGATATTGCGTGGAAAGAATTAAAGAGATTAGTGCCGAAGGTGTGGGTGAAGGCAAAAAATGAGACTGATTTAAGGTTGGATTTGATAAATGGATCGAGTATTGAGTTAAAGGGAACAGAAAATGCTATGGCATTGAGAGGTAGGAGCTTGGCGGGTGTTGTATTGGACGAGGCTGCTTTTATGGATAGAGATGTGTGGGCTGAAGTTATAAGACCTGCGTTGGCTGATAAACAGGGTTGGGCTTTGTTTATTAGTACCCCTGATGGAACTGCGAGTTGGTTTTATGATATGTGGTGCTTTTGTGGAGAACAGGAATGGGATGATTGGCAAAGATGGAGTTTTACAACTATAGAGGGGGGTAATGTAGCGAAAGAGGAGGTTGAAGCTGCTAGAAGTCAATTAGATGCGAGGACGTTTAGACAGGAATTTGAGGCTAGTTTTGAGAATCTTACTGGTTTGGTGGCTGTTAGCTTTGGTGATGACAATATTGATAAAGAATCAAAAGACTTATCAATGCTTCCCTTGTTAATTGGTCTGGATTTTAACGTTGACCCTATGGCAGGAATCTGTGCGGTGAAGCATAACGACACCTTGTACGTTTTTGATGAAATCATGCTTACAGGAGGTGCTACTACATGGGACTTTGCTGAGGAAGTTACGAGAAGATATGGAGTTGATCGTAGAATTATTGCCTGTCCAGACCCTACGGGAAGTGCAAGAAAGACAAGTGGTGTTGGTGTAACGGATCATACGATACTTAGAAGGTCTGGTTTTACTGTTATGAGTCCCAGAAGCCCCTGGAAGATCAGAGATAAGATCACTGCTGTCAATACTGCCCTGTATGACGCTAATGGTGATAGGAGGACGCTTATACATCCTCGTTGTAAAGAATTGATAAAGGCACTCAGGACGTTAACTTATGCACCTAATACTGGCTTACCTAATAAGAATTTAGGTGTGGATCATGCGTTTGATGCTTTTGGTTATCTTTGTCTGCAACAATTTAACTTGGCGAAGCCTGAGACACTGGGCCAAACTTCGTTTAGAATATACTAAGATACCCTTTTTGCTTATGGCTTACGGAATGTCAAC